GAGCGATTCTCCAGGTGCTCGGCCAACTGCCCACCTCCTCGGGCGCGTGGCCGCTGCTGGTCAAGATCAAGGACATGGCCGAGGCTCAGGTGGCCGAGCAGCAGAAATCCGAATCCTGACATGGCCGCAATAGGCATAGTCGCTGGCATCTACTCGGACGCAGGCCCGGACATCCGGACCGCGTTTCCGGTGAATCTGATGCCCGTGCCCAAGGGTTCAGGCGTGAGCCAGGAGTACTTGCGCCCGCACGATGGCGTGCTGGAGTTCGGCACGCTCGCAGGCTCGCAGGACAGAGGCGGGATCAACTGGAACGGAGTCTGCTACCGGGTCATGGGCACGAGCCTCGTGTCCGTCTCGCCGGCAGGCGCTATCACGGTGCTCGGTGACGTTGGCGGGCCGGTGGACACCTACGTCACGATGGACTTCTCGTTCGACCGGCTGGTCATTGCCAGCGGCGGCAGGCTGTACTACTGGTCGCCCACGCTCGGGCTCGTGCAGGTCACGGACCCGGATCTCGGCGTGGTGCTGGATGTCGTGTGGGTTGACGGCTACTTCATGACCACGGACGGCGAGTTCCTCGTGGTCACCGAACTGAGCGACCCGACGCAGGTCAACCCGCTGAAGTACGGGTCGTCGGAAATCTCCCCCGACCCCGTGGTGGGACTGTTCAAGTCGCGCAACGAAATCTACGCGCTGAATCGCAACACCATCGAGGTGTTCGACAACGTTGGTGGCAGCTTGTTCCCATTCCAGCGGATCGACGGCGCGCAAATCATGCGGGGCGTGGTGGGCACGCATGCCGCGTGCGTCTTCGGAGACGAGGGGATCGCGTTCCTTGGCAGCGGCCGGAACGAACCCCCGAGCGTCTACCTTGGCGGCAACTCCACCAGCGCCTCGCTGGCCACGCAGGACGTTGATCTGCTGCTGCAAACCTACACCGAGGCGCAACTGGCGACGGTCAAGCTCGAAACCCGCATCGACCGGGCGCACAAGCTGCTGTACGTCCATCTGCCCGACCGCACGCTGGTCTACGACCACGCGGCGAGCCAAGCGCTGCAGATGCGTGTCTGGTTCACGCTCACGAGCGGCACATGCGACTTCCACCGCTACCGCGCGCAGAACCTCGTCTGGGCCTACGACCGCTGGATCGTGGGCGACACGCAACTATCTGACACGCTGACCGGCACGCTGCTGACCGAGGGCGGCGACGGCCTGGCGCTGGAGGCCGGCGAGGACACGCTCGGCGTCGAGGATATCGAGTACGGCGTGATCGGCTACCTTGACCGCAAGATCAGCAGCCAGTGGGGCCAGAAGACCCGCTGGGAGTTCTCCACGCCCATCGTCTACAACGAGAGCAAGGGCGCGATCTTCCACGAACTCGAACTCGTGGCGCTGCCTGGGCGCGTGACGGTCGGATCGAACCCGACCATCTCGACCTCGTACAGCACCGATGGCTTGTCGTGGAGTCAGGATCGGTTCATCGGGGCCGGCACCACGGGCGACACCCGCAAGCGCTTGGTGTGGTTCCAGCAGGGCAACATGGAATCTCTGCGCATGCAGCGCTTCCGGGGCGACTCTGACGCGCACATCTCCTTCCTACGGCTGGAGGCGCGGCTTGAGCCGCTGAACGTCTGATGGCCAGCACGCCGCCGCTGCGCCTGACGCGGGACGATCTTGCCTCGTTCCTGCAGAACCAGCGCCAGATCCGGGCGTTTGAGAACCTGTTCGCTATCACGGAGGCCATCGCGCCTGATGTGGTGGCCGAGGTGATCGAAGCCGTTGGAACGGCGCAGGCCGCTGCCGTGCAGGCCCAGGATCAGGTGCAGAGTGCCGAGCAGTCTCTGGCCGCGACTCTGGCCGCGTGCGAGGCCAAGGCCACGCTCGCGCTGCAGCAGGTGCTCGCGCTCAAGCACATCGCTGACTTCGTGGAGACCGCACCGCCCCCGCGCGAGTTCAAGCGCAGCCGCTACGGGTCGTTCTACAGCACCGCCACGCAGACGGCGACCGTGATCAACACGGCCAAGGAAATCACGTTCAACACGACCGATCTGTCGCGGGGCGTGTACATCGGCACGCCTACCTCGCGCGTGTACGTGGACACCGAGGGCATCTACAACTTCCAGACCAGCATCCAGCTCGACTCGACCGTCTCGACGGATCAGGAGTTCTACCTGTGGTTCAGGAAAAACGGCGCAGATGTCACGAACTCCGCGAGTCAGGTGCGGGTCAAGGGCAACAATGCCGAGGTGTTCCTGGCTCTGAATTTCTTCTTCAACCTCAAGGCCGGGGATTACGTCGAACTCGTGTTCAGCGTGACAGACCTCGGCGTGCAACTGCTGGCCTCTGGGGCTGTCGCTCCGCATCCGGGCATCCCGTCCGTCATCTTAACCGTCGCAAACAACATCGGGGGCGTCGAATCATGACCGTAACCGTTACCGTGCTCGTGCCTCCCAAGCAGATTGAGGCATCGCAGACCACGCAGTACACCACCACGAACGTGCGGGCCATCATCGACAAGGCCACCGTCACCAACACGGACACGGTGGCGCGCACGTTCTCGGTGAACATCGTCACGAGCGGCGGGTCTGCCGGCGTGTCGAACCTCGTCATCGACACCCGCACCGTACAGCCCGACGAGACGTACCTGTGCCCGGAGCTGGTGGGCCATGTGCTCGCGCCGGGTGGGTTCATCTCGACCATCGCCAGCAACGCCACCTCGCTCACGCTGCGGGTGTCTGGACGCGAGATCACTTGAGGGGTATGATGGCATCCGCTGAGTCTGTCGGCCGCCAGCAGCCACCGGGAGGTGCCATGCTGCGTGAGAATCTTGAGCAAGTGTTCCGACTCCCGCCTGCTGCGGTGGAGTGGCTGCTCGCGCTGTACGACTGCATTCAGGTGCTTGACGACGTTGCCGATGGCGACAAGGTGGAGCGCTCCGATCTCGACGCGGCGATCTGGAATCTGCTGTTCGCGCTGCCTGCGTCGCCGTTTTTCCAGCAGCACAGCGCCGTCCTGCTGCCCCTGCTCTCGCAGGCGATCCTCAAGTGGCAGGCGTCGGACGCAGCCGAGCGTGCCGGGAACCCGTCAGCGATGGCCTTCGCTTGGCGTGCCGGGTACTACGACATCGTGCTCTCGGTGGTCTGCATCTGCCACGGGGCTGCGGCTGCGGTGAAGGCTGCGCCGTTCGTCATGGGGCTGTACGGCGAGAAGTTCGACGCCTATCTCAACGAATTCGATGGAGGGCGCGATGCCTGATCCAGTCACCGGGCTCGTCGTCGGCGGGTCATCGCTCGCCAGCAGTGCTTTGCAATCCCGCGCCGCGGGTAAAGCCGCAGGCCAGCAGGCCGACGCCGCACAGGCGGGCATCGAGGAGCAGCGCCGTCAGTTTGACGAAATGCGCAAGCTGCTGGAGCCGTACACCCAGGCCGGCCAGCCCGCGCTACAGGGTATGCAGGCGATGCTCGGGCTGCAGGGCGCAGAGGCGCAGCAGCAGGCCATCGCAGGCGTCGAGCAGAGCCCGCTCCTGCAGGCGCTGATGCGTCAGGGCGAGGAGGCGATGCTGCAGCAGGCGTCGGCTACGGGTGGCCTGCGAGGCGGCAACATGCAGGCTGCGCTGGCCCAGTTCCGGCCGCAGATGCTGCAGGAGGCCCTCGACCAGCAGTATGCGCGCCTGGGCGGGCTCACGGCGCTCGGACAGCAGTCCGCTGCGGGTGTGGGCGGGGCAGGCATGCAGACGGGCCGTGATGTCGCCGGTCTGCTCCAGCAGCAGGGCGCGGCTCGCGCAGGCGGGGCGCTCGGCCGGGCGGCACCGTTCGCCAACCTGCTCCAGATGCCTGCTCAGATGTACGGAATGGGCGTGGGCATGGGTCGGATTCCGTTCCCGTCGTTTGGGGGTGCGCCGGCGGGCGCTGGCGTGGTCAGCAGCGCGCCGGGGTTGAGCATGCCAGGCGGCGGCATGGGCGGCATGGGCGCTTACGGCCCACCCGCAGGCCTGACCCTCAGCGACCGCCGCCTCAAGACCGACATTACGCGCCTGTCCACGCGCTCCGACGGCCTCGGCGTCTACCAGTTCCGCTACGTCTGGGGCGGCCCGCTGCACATCGGCCTGATGGCGCAGGAGGTCCAGCCGCTGTACCCGGACGCCGTGCTGCAGCGCGACGGATACCTCATGGTCGATTACGGCCGCGTTCCCGGAGGCTGACATGGCACTCGGCCCGATCAACTACCAGATGCAGGTCGCCACGCCCTTCGAGAGCGTGCTGCAGGGGATGAACGCTGGTGCGCAGATGGCAAACGTCGAGATAGCTCGACAGCAGCAGGCTGTGCAGATGGAGGCCATGCGGCAGAAGGCTGCGCTGGAGCAGCAGGCCGCGCAACGTGCCGCGGCTAACGAGGCTGAACTGCAGCAACTTCAGGCGGTGCCGTTCGAGCAGATGTCGCGCCAGCAGCAACTTCGACTGATGCAACTGAGCAACAGCGAAGCCACCCGCGCGTTCATCTCTCGGCAGATCGAGCAGGTTCCGGCCACGGTTCGCACTAACCGGGCGCGCAGCTACGGCGGCATCGTCAACGCACTCGTCCTCAACCCCGAGATCGGCGTCAAACGCCTGCGCGAACTGGCCGAGGCTGAACAAGACCTTGCGGAGAAAAAGGCGCTTGAGGTGGCCGCGCAAGCCGCTGAGATGGACCCCTTTGCCGCAGCCCGCACCATGCACGGCATGATGGACATGATCGGCGGCGAAGAGACGCGCAAGATCGCTGATGCGGTGGTCAACAACCTTGACCGCGTTGGCAAGCCGCTGTACCCCAAGGAGCCGGGTAAGCCGATGGTGGTTGGTGCCGGCGCATCTGTCTTTGATCCTGCCACCGGCACATTCAAACAAGCCCCTGCTGCTCCTGCAAAAGCAACTCCAGGTGAGGTTGAGGAACTTGTCAATCGATTGCAGGATCCGAATTTGACGCCTGACGCTCGCAGGGCGATCCAAGGTCGGATCAACATCCTGACGACGAGGGAACCGAAAGAGCCGCGTGCAGAAAAGGACGATCCGCGCAGGGTTGTTGCGTTCCGAGAAACGGACGCCGCGGGCAACGTCACGCTGCTCAACAAGTTTGGCGAGGTCATCACGCCCACTGCGCCCGTGCGCGGCAAGCCAAGCGCCACGTTTGAAAAGACGAGTGCGCAGCGCAAGCAACTCGCCGTTGACATCGACCGCACCATTGGCGAGCTTGAAGACATCGTAAAGCCTGGTGGCTTGATTGATCAATCCACTGGCAGCGGTGTTGGGCGGGCCATCGACGTTAGCACCGAGTTCGCTTTTGGGTACGGCATGCCGGGTGACATCGCTATCGGCAAGTTGCAGCCGATTGCAGACATGGTGCTCAAGATGGTCCCTCGCTTTGAAGGGCCTCAGTCTGACAAAGACACGCGCTCCTACAAGGAGGCGGCAGGTCAACTTGCAGATGCTACGCGCTCAAGACAAGTTCGCAAGGCAGCCGCGATTGAAATTACGCGCTTGATGAAGGCACGCAAAGGTCAATTTGTGACCGAATCAATGGCCGCAGAGGGCGTTGGCGCCGCGCCTACGCCTGCCGGTGGCGTGGACATGAACAACCCTCTGCTCAGGCCGAGGTAAGCCACCATGCCGTCGCTGCTGGAAATTCTCCAAGACCCGAACTACACCTCGGCCAACGAGGAGACGAAGCGGGCTATCTTCGAGCGTTGGGCGCCGCAGGACACCAACTACACGGGCGCCAATGCCGAGACTCAGGCTGCCATTCGTCAGCGGTTTGGGATCGCTGCACCAGCGGCTCCAGCGCAGCCCGTCACGCCTCCCGGCCAGATTCCCGGCGCTGCACCGGGTCAAGTCGCTCCTCCTGCGCAGCCGGCGCAAACGCCTGCCGGCAAGCGGGCAATCGCCATGGTGCGACCGACCGTCGAGGCGCTGGGCGCGGCAACCGGTGCTGTGGTTGGCGGCACAGCGGGAACGTTCGGCGCTGGACCGGTTGGCACGGCCACCGGGGGAGTTGTCGGCTCTGGTCTTGGGTACAGTATTGCCAAGGGTGGTCTTGACCTGTTGGAACAGGCGCTAGGCTATCAGTCCGCTCCCACCACCGCCGAAGAGGCCGTCACCCGCGGCGCACGAGATATGCTGACCGGCATGTCCTTTGAGACTGGTGCACGCGTGGCCGCACCTATCGTCTCCGCAGCCTTCCAGAAGTTCGGCACCTCGGCCACTCGCGCGTTGGATGTCAAGGGCCGACAGGCCACCAAGATCGCTCGGGCCGCAGCGGGCAAGGAGATCGACGCGATCCGCGCAGCCCTGCGCGGCGCAGACCCGAGTGATCTACCGGCTCAGGCCACCGCCAACATCGACCGCAAGGCGTGGCAGTCGCTGAACGAACTGGGTGCGTCGCTCGATGAAACCGACGTGATCCTGCGCCGGCAGAGCGAAGACATGCTGGCCGACCTGTCGCGTATAGCTCGCGGCGGCAACGCGACGGAAATCCGCAACGCCATTGAAGAGTCGCGCCGAGTGCTGAACGACCTGACGCGGCCGATGCGCGAGCGCGAACTGGCTGCAGCAAACCAAGCTGCGCAGACGATGGCACGTCTCGGTCCGCAGGCCGCACAGCGCCAGCAGTCGATGATTTCGGCGCTGCGGCAGGGGCAGCCCATGCCCGCGCCCGCAGCACCTCGGGAAATCCCGGTGGCAGGGTTCGCAGAGCCCGACCAAGTGCTGGCTGGACAGTTGCGCCAAGGCGCTGTCCCCGGCACGCCGTTGCCGGGGCAATCGACTGTTGTCCCATCGGTGGAGGCTGCGGAACGCGCTGCTGCCGCCGCGCAGCAACTTGAGCGAGTGGTGCCCGGAGAAATCCCCGCCGTCAGCGCAAGACAAGCCGCACGGGTGCAGGCTGCAGCGGCGAATCAGTGGCAAGAGACGGCTGATGTCTTCACTCGTCTTGCCGGCCAGCGCCGCGTTGAGCGTGACTTCCTTCAGCGGCAGATCGGCAGCTTGGAAGACTACGGTCTGCGCCCGCTGAACGTGGACAACGTGACGGCTGCCATCGAGCGCACGATGGCAGCGCCAGGTAAGCGCATGAGCGCGGTTCACCAGCAGGTGCTGGGCCGTGTGCGCGAGCAACTGCAGGCTGCTGCCGCGCTGAACAACGGCGTCATCGACGCCCGTGACCTCTACACCATCCGTAAGGAAGGCGTCAACGAGATCATTGACACGCTGATGGCCGGCCGTGACCCGAAGGTGAGCAAGAAGGTGGCGGCCGATGTGCTTTCCATCGTTCGCCCGGAGATCGACAACGCTATCGTCCGCGCGGGCGGCACCGAGTGGAAGCAGTACCTCGACACCTTTGC